CATACACGTCAGCTGGTGGATTAAATGAATCGTCTTTTATTAATATTTTTGATGCACCCGTTGCTGTTTCTTTAATTTTATATACCTCGTTCATATATGTTTTATAATTAAAATACAAAACTTGAACAATGTTGGTATCTAATTCATCTTCGTAAGCAATACCTACATTACCTACAGAGTTTTTCTGTATACCTTGTTGAATTATTTCTTCTAAATCTTCATTAGTTAAATTAGGAAATTGCTTTTTTATTTCATTTATAGGTATATTTTTTACTTCACCAATATAATATATATCATCAAAATAAGGTGATTCAGTATGCGACCAAACTAAATTAGCTGGATCAACATAATCTACGGTAACACCTTCAGACTTAGAAAAATTATTTTTCACAGCTCCAATACCTAAAACGGTTAAATCATAATAAAATCTTCTTTTTGTTAAATCATAATCATTACCTTGGAATATAGTATTAATCGCTTGTTCTTCTGCAACCTCAATAGATTGTTTGTAGGTAAGTTGCATATGTAACTCAAGTTCTTCTTTTGATTCTGGTAATTTTTCTGGATCATTTTCATATAAATTAATACCAAATTGTTCTTGAGAAAAATCATTCAACTCTTTAGTATTCATATCTCTTAATACAGATTCCATATATTTTGTTCTTTTATCAACACCATATGGATCTTGAGAAAATACCTTTATATCATAACTTCTATCTGCAATACCATTTACAACTATATCTACAAATTTAGGTATAATAGGTACTGGTTTCCAGTCTAAATTTAAATAAGATAAATCACCATTAATAGATAATTCATCTTTGTATTTTTGTATTGATTGTTCTCCTCTAGCGTATAATCTTAATTTATGGAAAGTGCTTTGATTTGTATTGAACCTATGCATGCCAGTATCTTTACCAAACCATTCATTTTCAATTGCTTGAGCAACTTTCAAACCATATTCTTTTGTAATTTTTTCAAAATCACTAACAACTTGACTTGGAAAATAACCGCCTTTGTAACTTGTGTAAGCCATATTTATTTTATTAATTTAGATGAAACACCATGATTGTTATATTTCATAATGTTTATATTTACTTTTTCTTTTTTTATTTTTACGTTTGGTGCATATAAATGTCTATTACATGCCATGATTGCTAAGCCAGAACTTATTGTTGCATCAAATTTTGTTCTTTTATTTATATCAAATTTAGCCCAATCATTTAAAGTTTTATTGAAATACATATCACCATACGTATTATCTTGTTTTAAACCAACATAATTTTGTATATACATTTCAATTGCTGCAGCGTGTGCCTGTTTAATATCTTCACTAGAGTTTGGTATACCACCAATTTCTTTTTCAGTTGTTGATAATTTATTCCACACTTTATCTGGTCTATTCATTGAATAACCACGATAACCACGTCTTCTTAAATAATATAATAAACGAGGTTTATTATTTTCTGCTAATAACGGCATACCATAAAATACCAATGCCATTAACATATCTTCAAAAAATATCTCTGAAGTAGCTGGTCTTGCAATATATTCTAAGAAAAACATACTTGGTGGTGTGTTTTCCATAGAAAACTTAGTTAAACCATGTAATGAACCTTTAGATCCTTGACCATCTACTGTACCTGATATATCATAACTATCACAACCAAAAGCACCCATATGCTCATTACCAGGATATTTTATTCCATTTTTAATAATAATATTATTTTGTAAATGTGGATCTGGTGTCCAACTAATATTAAATCTACCTTTTGGATCTGGATAAAATATTACTTTACTATCTTTCACACCATTCACCCATTGAAAATTTCCTTTTGAAATACCAGGGTTATTTATATCATCATTAAAATCTATTTGTTCATAAATTTTAGCTAGATTAAATATACTATTTTGCGTTTCATCTCTAAATGCATGTTCTTCAGTTCTTGGAAACTGACGATAAAATTCATTTAAAGCATCTTGGTCATTTTTTAATCCTTCAACTTCATTTTCCCAGTGATCAACAACTCCAATATCAATATAATCACCATGTATATCTTGTACTGGATTTTCAGGTGTATTAAATAATGGTATACCATATCGATCCATAAATCCTTCGTAGTTCCACTCCATTGGTATAAACAAACTATATAAACCAGATTTAGTTTGTCCGTTTTTATTTCTTTTTGTTACATTAGAATCCCTATATAATCTTTTGAAATTATCACCACCTTTATCTAATGAATTTGATGTACTACCCATCATACACTTACCAATAATTCTACTACCTAATCGTAAACATGTTTTTGTTACTCTCCAGTTATTTAGTATATTATCAGGTCTCTCCCATTTACCACTTTCATCGTGTACTAATAAGTTTAGTTTTTCTCCGTCATAACTATTATCACCAGTATTTTTCCAGTCAATAGTGGTATCTAAACCTACAATTTCTTCAAGTTGTTCATTCGTTTGAAGTTTTTTACGAGTAAACTTTTGAGCTGGTACCCTGTATGCAAGTTCACTTTTTGGTCTATCCATACCATCTTGTATCGGTTTAAAGAAAAACGGATAATTAACTGATATTGGTACAACCTTGTCTGTAAACATCTTCTTAGCGTCCCAACCAGATTTTGATAAGATACCAAATCTTGCATCACTCGAGATAGTAGCAGCATTAACTGTTTCCGAACTTGCCATAAACGAGAAACCAGATCGTCTATTTTTAAGGTAACATATTCCATAACAACGTTTATCTGCTTTACAAGCTTCCCAAAATAAATAGAATAATCTATTTGATTCTCTAAATTCAGGAGCACCCACATCAATTTTTGACCACTGAAGATACATATAGTGAGTGCCGGTGATATAAGTAGGCACACCATTATTATTAAACCAAAAACCATTCTCTCTTCTATCGAATTCTTCATCTATGTAATCAAACCATTTATCTTTATGTTCATTGGGATAATCTCTCCAATCAAAAATAGTTTTTACATTTTTTAACGCCTTTGGATACTCAAATTGCTCCCAGTGTTGTTCTTTTTTATTATTACTTCTTTTATAAACATTACTCTGTTTAGGTAGAGCTATTTTAAGATTTTGTATCTCGTATATTTCACCTATTTGACCTGTTTTACTTATAACTATAATATCGTGTTCTTTATCATAGCCATATTTCCATTTTTTACTTTTATTAAGCCTTTTAATTGTATTAATTCTTATTGGCTCAATAATTTTATATAAATTCTGTTTATACATTATTTAGATCTTCTTTCGGCAAAACCTTTAAAACTTGTTTCTTTTTGATTAGTAGGTTTATCCTCTAAAATATTTTTTTCTTCTTCAATTCTATTTAATATCTCAAAAGCATCAAATATAGCTAACTTTTTTGTTGCTGCTGCATTTTTTAATCTATCAGCTGAAACATCATCATCACTATCAACAATTTTTTCTTTGGCTACCTTGATTAATTCATCAACCGCTTTATAACCAGCTTGGATTATATTCTTCTTCTTGTCCTTGATATTCATATTTAATTGTAATTTCTTTTGTTAACACCCTATATAATCTTTCGTTATCAACAACAAATTCATATTCACTATCAGGTGTAAAACCAACAAGATCACCGTTTTTAATATCTTTTATAGAATTATCTGAATACCTCATTATACCAACTAAAGGTTGTTCTTTATCAGCTATAAGGTTATCATAAGATTTAATTGGTTTTACAAAACAATATCCACTTAATGGTTTCCATGTATTGTTTTTCTTGTATGCAAATATTTGATCATCATAAATAGCATAAGTCCCTTGTTTTAACCAACTTCTACTATTTTTTTCAACACCATGCATATTATGCCACCTTCTAAATACATTGTGATGAACAATAATAATATCACCTTTTTTTATTGGTGTATTGTTAACTACTGGCGCTTCTAATACAACAGCTTCTCTGTTAACATATTGATGATGAAAAATTTCTGTATTTAATATTAATTCTTTATCTCCAATTTTTTTTGTATTATTATACCGTTCACCGTTTGGTTTGATAATAAAATTATGAAGACTCTTCATTAATATTCTAAGTTATACTCAACAGATATTGCCATATTTTTATTAAAATCTTTCCAGGGTAATACCTCTTTATTTTTTTTAATATAAATACTAAATTTATCTTTATCTTCTAGTATATCACAAATAGTATGCCCGCCGTAAACCTCTTGGCCAACGGCGTAGTGCATAGCTTCATTTTTATAATCTTTACCAATACTTATCTTACGTATTAGCTTGCTCATCTTGTGGTTCTTCAGTTATTTCACCTGTTGTAATGTTGATACTTACTTTACCATACTTTTCTTCAAGTTTTACTTGCATGTCCTGTACTTCTTTTTGCATGGCGTTGATACCATGTACTAAAGTATGTTTTTGTGATTCAATACCACCTAGTCTCAATTGAGCACTGTTAATTCTACTAACTTGATCTTGAAGTTCTTTTAACTCCTCGTCAGTTATTTTTTTTACTTCTTTGTTTTCTGCTTGTTTATTCATAATTAATTAAATTTTAGTTAAAATTGTACTTTATTACTATTACATAAATAATAGTATTCTTAACAACCTATTGTCATGGTTGTTATTTTATATATCACTTGTTTTCTAATTCTTTTACTTTATAATAATCTTCTAAATCGAATACTTAAATTTGTACTAGAAGCATTTGCTGTGGTTTTAAGCTCTAATCTTATATTTTCTCCAGGAGAACCACCAGCGCTTGCTGTTGCGTTAGCTAATCTTGCCTCTAAAGTTCTACTGTTATCTGCGTGTCCAGCTGCCTGTAATGTTATAGGCCATGTAATATTTTGATTTGTCGCGCCTTTATACCAAGAAATAATAGCACTCCAATACATACCATACCAATATGGTTCATTAGGATCGTGATCGTTACTATATATTTGCATAATATATGTTCCAGATGAACCTAACTGATAAGAACCTGAATTACTATATATCCCCGTATCAGTCCACGTATTTGCTGTAAAATCTATGGTTATATCAAATATTTCTCTAGTATCTATTTGAGTTCCATCTCCATCTGCAATATCTAAACCTTTATGCGATACCGTTCCTGAAAAAGCTGCATTGCCACCCTCTGATGTATCAAAAGTCAACATATTAATTGTACTACCACCATCATTACCTCTTATTCTAAAATCTTCATCAGCAGTAGTGTTTGTCAACATTACATCGCTACCAGAATGTGTAAGATATGCATATGTTGTACCTGCATCTTTAAAGTAAATATCATCACCACCAGCGTCTAAGTAAATATCTCCTACCGCATCAATAGTAAAATCACCACTACCACTTTCTGTTAATGTTGTTGCGTTGCTGCCGTCACTAGATATAGATACCACCCCAGCCTGTGATATACTAAACTTGTCAACAAGACTAGCAACCGCGTCCGCTGATCCGCTACCAACCGAGCTAAATGTAAAACCACCACCACTCATTGCTAGTATACCTGCACCTGCAGCATATTTATATCTCCAACTTTGAGCACCACCAGTTTGATAATAATATAAGTTTTGAGTTAAATAAAAATCGTGTGCTTCCCTAAATAACACTCCACCACCACCCCACGAGACATTTGTATATCCTGGATTTTGGTCATATGGTAATGTGTATCCATCTGCACCCCCAACTCCTTTAAACTCAACTTGTTGAGCGTCTGTTATCTTTAAAGCATTAGTACCACCTGTTTGTAATATTAATTCATTAGCAGTTGAATTTACAACTCCATCACCTGTTCCTGTTGGTATTAAATTAATTCTTGAATTTATATTCGTACCAGCAGATTTAAAATACGCAACATCCTCATAACCTGAACTTGTAGTTGCTGTTAAAGGAACATTTGCTGTTGTAGAGCCGTTTATACCTACAATACCTGCAAAAGTTGCCGCTGCGCCGTCTGACATATCAAAAACTAAAGCGTTTACACCGGCTCCACCATCATCACCAACTAAATATAAATCTTTATCTTGACCTAAATTATATATAACACCGTTACCAGAGCCATCAGTGTACATTCGCAAACCTGTTCCCGCATTTATGTTTCCTGTAAAAGTTGCCGCACCACCATCTGACATATCTAAGGTTAATGCTGTTATATCAGCACCACCGTCTGTTCCTTTAAATATTATATCTTTATCAGTAGTTGACTGATCAATATATAAATCATCTGAGCTGACATAAATACTAGCATCTTGTCCAGTACCAAGTAATAATTTTGTATCATCTGGTAAAAACAATGCGTCTAATGACTCATCCCACATCATATATTTTCCTGAAGTTGCCCCATAAAATGTTACATCATGTCCAGTATCATTAACACCAATAGTTAATGTTCCAGTAGCACTAATACTACCTGCGAAAGTTGCATTTTTAGATGAATCTAATCTTAAAACCTCTTGTGTGCCACCAGTTGTTGTTGTTGTATCAAATCTAAGATAACCTAATGCGTTGGCGTTAGCGTCATCTTTATATCCTTTTATTACACCACCAGCAGTATATGTTAAATCACTAGTGTCACTTGATGATGCAGCTTTTTGAGTTAACCATAATTCAGAACCCGTATCAGCAGCTACTGAACCAGTGTTGTGTAATAATAATATTGGGTCATCGCTACCAATAATAGCACTTCGACCAGCGCTACTACCAATTGTACTTGTTGGCCAATCACCACTACCCCCACCAATAAAAACTCTACCAGCGACTACTGTTGTAGAGGAAGCTACAGTTGCGTTTGGTGTTAGTGTCATTTGCGCTACAGCTGAACCTGATTTGTCACTATTAATTGTTAATGTATTACCCGTTTCACTTACAATACTCCAAATATCACCACTATCATCTGCTTCATCTGCTATAAGCGCTAATCTAGCTGCTTCACCTTCTGTTCCAACAACTTGTAGTGAATCTGTATAAACATTTACATTACCAGTTCCATTAGGTGATATAGTTAAATCACCATTAGAATTTGTTGTTGATATGTCATTACCATTAATTGTAATATTATCAACAGATAACGTTGTAAGTGTACCTAAACTTGTAATATTAGTTTGTGCTGCGGTTTGTACCGTACCAGTAAGATCACCTGTAACATTACCCTCTAGGTTTGCAACCATAATTCCAACTGACCCCGATGCTACTTCACTAGATATACTAGCATCTGGTATAAACGTTAATTTACCAGCACTATCATCAAAACCAAGGAAAGCTGTTTTCGCAGCAGAACCATTATGCCAGAACATAGCTAAACCAACATCTTTATTTGAATCAGCACCTAAGTTTGCACCATCTGTACCAGTTTGTAAACTTATAATAGGATCGCTTACTGCCATGCTAGTTACATTTTGATATACTTGATCACCATTTACTTTAAGGTTACCTGTTACTGTTAAATTATCTTGTATTGTTGTTTCTGATGTAGTATGTCCTATTGTGATTGCTGTGCCACTAACACCCGTACCTATTGCAATATCTTCACCTGTATCTGTTGTATCAATAGCTATATATTTATCTGAACCTTGTTTTACTGAAAACGCACCATCTGTATTATCTGTCATTGCAACATTAATTGTTGTACCATCCGCACTTATAGTATCTAAAGCAATGTCACCAACATTTGTTATGTTACCATCTGATACACTTAAACTATCAACAGTTGCCGCGCCAGTATTTAATGTACTACTACCATTATCAATATTACCAAAACCACTAGATATTGCACCAGCGTTTAATGTACCAACGGATGTAATTTGTGTTTGTGCTGCATCAACTGCTATAACTGAATTTGTTGCGGTTAACCCTGTACCAGAAAATAATGTTGCAATATCGTGTAATGCTTCTTTCTTAGGTGTACCTGTAGCACCACCATCTAAAAATAGCATATAATCACCATTTGCTATTGCTGCTTCAGACGCTTCAGTTAAATCAACATCAATTTCTAAAGTTCCATCTCCACCGGTTACGTCAATAAGATCACCAGCGGTTAGCGCAACATTATCCCATACGCTAGCTGTATTATCATATACTAAAATTTGACCTGCAGCAGCAGAACTAATATTAGTATCATCTAACTCTGCTAATGTATCTTCAGTATCTACTTGTGCATCTACATATGCTTTAATACTTTGCTGTGTTGCTAAATGACTAGCTGAATCACTAGCCATATTATCTTCATCTTTTATAGCTGTACCACTAACCCCATTTGATGCGTTAATTACTAAACTACCAGTTGTATTTTGAATATAACTATCACTACCAGAATGATATATTTGTAGATCATTTGAAGAACCAATGTTTAACTTAGTATTATCTGAAAAATCTAATCCGTCTGATGCTGGTCTCCATTGCATGTTTCTACCTGATGTAGCGCCATAAAAATACACATCAACACCAGTATCATCAACACCAAATCTAGTTTCTTTATCTAGTCGTATTCTTTCGCTAGCACCATCTATTGTAATATATGCTGCTAATCCACCCGAACCATCATCTGCTTGAATATATATAAATCGATCATCGGTTGTGGAGTTAATATATAAATCATTTCCTACATCAACATATATTTCAGCATCACTACCAGTACCCAATGTTATTTTAGTACTATCAGGAAATAATAATGTATTACCACTTTCATCCCATAGCATATATTTTCCTGAAGCAGCACCAAAGAATTTAACATCGTACCCAGTATCATCAACTCCTACTGTTACTGTATTATCTATTTGAACCGCTCCATCTATATCTACTGCGTCTAAATTTGTGGTACCATCAATGTCAATGTCACCAGAAATATCTAAGCTAGTAGCTTCTATTTCACCAGAACCTTTAAAAACAACATTATCTCCACCGTCTACTCTAAAAATTATTTGATTATCTGTACTATATTTTATTTGATTATCTGCATCACGACCTACGGCTAAACTAGCATTTAAAATTGAATCAATATTTGTATGTGATGAAGCTAAACTTATCACACCATCTTTTGTTATTGTAGCATCTCCAGATAGTGCTTTATTTTCCCAAACAGAACTATCATTATCATATATTAACAAGTGCGCATTGGCTAATGTACCTATGGTTGTATCATTTAATTCTGCTATAGTATCTTCTGTTGCGATTTGAGAATCAACATATGCCTTAATTGATTGTTGCGACGCTGGAGCAGTTGCACTGTTTGATGACATGTTATCTTCATCTAAAATGCTAAGGTAAGAAAAACTACCATCACCATCACTCATGATAAATTGACCAGAAGATCCATTACCAGATATATTAAGTTCTGTGGCTGTGATACTATTAGTATCTATGGATGCGGACGTAAATTTTGTATTAAAATATAACGCAAGATCTTCTAATTTAAAAGATCTAGTATTATATTCTTTTATACCATTATACGTACGAACATAATTCGAGCCTAATAATATATCTTCATCTACTATTGTTGCATCTTTTGTATATGTACTAATTCTTGGCATAATATTTTATTTTTCTAATGTTTGTATTCTTGTTTTTAAATCTTCTATAATTTCTTGTTGTTCTTGTACAGCTTTCACTAACATAGGTACAAAAACTGAATATTTTACTGACTTAGTTTTTGTTCCTAGTTTTTTTGTTCCGTCTTTAGTTATCTCTAAATCTTCACTTTCACTAATCATTTTAGGAAATATCTCTTCTAATTCTTGAGCAATAACACCAATTTGTTTTTTATCGTCTCCAATTTTATTAAAGTTTCTAATTTTAACTTTACATAAATCATCAAGTTTCGGAGTTGCATCAACTATATTTTCTTTAAGTTTTTTATCTGAAGTTGAGCCATAGCTATTGTTAGCATTTTCAAAGTCTCCATCAGCCATACATCTAGCCATTAACGAACCATTATAAGTACGCCATCTTTGTATTTCTCCACTTGAACCATCAGTTGCATCTAAAAGTAAACCATTTCCATCTCCATTATGACCATTTAGAAAATTTACTAACCAATCCCCATCGGTATCAGCATAAACTAACATCCTATAAGTTGCATGAGAACTTGCACCTACCCCAAAATTCCCTGAAGTACCTAACTGCAGTTTTTGACCACCATTTATCCACCACTCCATTGTACCACCACTGTTAGGATTTTCTATAATAGAATTCCAACTACTACCAACCCTATGTGTATGGAAAGCACCTTGGCCATAATATTTTAATGCGAAAACTGAGTCTGCATCATCATCATTATCATATTGATTATTAGCAGATGTTATAGTAAATTCATCAGCACCATCACTTAAATTCACATTAACATCCCCATTTATTGTAACGAGACCAGTGCCACTATCAACTCTAAAATATGGATTTGATCCACCTTCGGGTGTTGCTTGTATTAAAGGATAACCATCATTGGCGCTACTTGCTTCTTCAATCCATATACCATAAGAATTAGCGTGAGTACTTTCAAAATGTCCTATATAATTTGCCGCTGATTGAGTAACGTGTAATTTAGCTGAATAATTCCCACCTATCCCCACATTACCATCGTTTCTTACCGCTAATAAAGTAGCACCAGAACTATTTGCCGCTTCTAAAGCATAAGCTGAATTATCATCCGTCGCGCCTCTTGCAGTAAATCTACAAGCCGCTATTCCACCCGCGCCAACATCTAAGTTTCCTGAAAAAAGTGCATTATCACAAGTGAAGTTTATGTCATCTTCTGCTGATATAGCCATATCACCAGTGTTGTGATTATATCTAAATCCTGCCACTGAACTACTTGTTGTATCGCCAAAGAATATTGTACCAGTTCCAGAGTCTGCTGTATTAGATATTGTCATACCAGTAGCTGTAGTACCTGGACCTTTTATTACAAAGTCATCCGCAGCAGCATTTGCAGCTGCTACAGTACCAGTTCCCAGAGTTGTTCCGCTAGAAGTAAATGTTGCAGAGGTATATGATGAATGATCTCCTGATTGTAAACCAATTGTATCAGCACCTATATATAAACCACCTGATCCTGTGTGGGAAAATTTTGTATTATTACCATCGTGTCTAATATTCGCATCTGTTCCTGTGCCAAATCTTATTTCTTTACTATCTGATAAACTTACATGTTCCCCAAAAGTTGCGTTCTGAGAACCATCAAAACTTAAAGCAGTACCTGTACCACTACCATTATAATGATCTAAAATAAAATTATCACTAGCATCTCTTCTCCATCTCCAATAATCATTATTAGCAGCTATAGTCCAATATATTTCTGCATCATCAGCTTTTACGTTCATGAAATCAGTTGCTGTAGCTGATGTAGTTGTTACTGATCCTGCAAAAGTTGCATCTTGACCATCATCGATAGTTAAAGCATCTTGAGCTGTGTCTCCATTTCTTTTTGTTTGAAAAACCATTTTACCACCTGTTCCAGCATCAGTTGAAACATTGATTAAACCTATAACATCTGCCGTGCTAGATTTTTTAAAATTAATACTAGGTGTATCGTCGTCACCTATTGTTATATCACCAGATGTTACCGTACCTGCAAAAGTTGAATTTAATGATGAATCTAAAGTATAACCAACTGAATTACCAATATATAATCCAAAAGAATTGTCTGCGTGATTAAATTTAAGGTATCCAGCATAAGAACCTCCACCAGATGTTGCATCAGCAAAATTTAAACCACCATACGTATCATCTTCAGTTAATATTGTTATTCCTTGAGAACCAGTACCGTCGGTGGGATTTCCAACAACTAAATTTCCTAAACCACTAGCGGAATGAACAGCTGCACCATTTGTATTTCCTATTTCAACGTTTCCTGTAGATGATATTGTACCCGCAACAGTTAATGCACCACTTGCTAACGTTAATAAATCCGTGTCTGAAGTATGTCCTATTGTGGTTGCGTTTATTATTACATTATCTACGGTTAAAGTACTTAATGTACCTAGTGACGTAACATTACCTTGAGCCGCTGTAGATAGTGTACCGGCAAGTTCTCCACTTGATCCATAAATTACAGCTTTAGAATTTACAACTGTATTTGCCGCTGCTGTATCTAAAAAGTTTAACTCTGCAGCTGTTGTTGTTACCGCAGTACCACCAATTTTTAATTTATCTTTTATAATATTTATTGTTGCACC